CAAGGGTCGCCGTGCGCCCGCCCACGCCGTCGTCCGCGTAGGTCTTGCGGTACACCGTGAGCGTGCTATTCAGCAGGTGGCGGATCACGCGTAGAACTCCTCCATCCGCTCGCACAAGTCGGCCGGGTAGCGCGTGGCGAGCACTTCAAAGGGGTTGGGCCGCACGTTGCGCGGCATGTGAACGCGCCAGGGTGTGATCTGCGGGCCGTTGCTCTTGAAGTCGACGCAACGGAGCGGGTCGTCCTCGGCGCGGAACTCGAACGCCCGGGCGCGCGGCACCGGCAGCCCGTTGAGGATGGACGTGTCCAGAAGGCGCATGAGCGTGTCGTCGGCCGGGCGAAAGCCAACGGGCTCCAGCAGGCCGCGGCTCAGTGTCCAGGGAACCTTGCCGGTCGGCGGCGAGCCGTCGGTGGACGAGATGAAGCGTCCGTCCGGCGACACGATGCTGATCCAGCGGGAGGCGCGGGCCCGGCCCTGCGCTGGTAGGTCGGCCAGCGGCCCCGGTAGGAGCCAGTCGTCCGAGCCGGCGAACATGGCGTGGTCGGCGCCGAGCTCGCGGAAGGCGAACTCGAAGCCGTCGTTGATGCGGAGCCCCAGCACGTTCGGGCGCTCCAGCGCGTGAAACGAATGCTCGCGGGCCGAGGCCAGGTCGGCGGCTGAGCCAACTACGACCTGATGAGCCTCGACCCCTAGGTCGGCGAGCTCGACCATGAGACGCGCACGCTGCTCCAGCACGATGCGCGTCAGCCTGGGGCGCCCGTGTACGGGCGTGACCAGGGCGATGCTAGGCGCTGAAGTCAGCGGAGGTGACCGAGTTTTCGGTCGTGAGAACGCTGTCCTGCGGAACCGGAAGGTCGGCCTGCATGTAGACCCCGTCGGAACCGAAGGACGGAACGTCCATGTCGTTGGCCTTGGCGTAAGCCACGGCCGCACGACGGAGCAGCTTCCGCTCACGCGCGGTGGGCAGAAGCGTTGCCACGTTGTTAGAAGCCGCCTGGTACATGTAGGCCCCAAGCTGCTCCTGGGCCAGGCCGCGCGGATTCGTGAGAGCCCGCGCCACCATGCCCGCCACCACGGCCACCACTAGGGCCGGGGTTGCGGGGGCGTCGACCGAGTCGAAAATGGGCTCGGTCCAGGCCCGGACCACCGCCGACGCATCGTCGATGATGGCCTGAGCCTGGTCCGCATCTTCGTACTCGACCCGACGGGCGTCGAGGTCAGTAACGGAGATAAGCCCCATTCGTCAGCCCGACTTAGGTCGCGCTGGTGTCGACCTTGACCCAGCGGCGGGAATCCGTCGCCGTGGCGCCGTCCTCCCAAACCGCCGCGGCACCCGCGAACGTCGAGAGCAGGGACTGGTCCTGCGCCGTGCTCGCGTCGTACTGGAACACCTGGCGCATACCGATCCCCTGCGCCGAAGCGCCAGCGGACGAGGAAGCACCACGCGGGGCCTTCGGCTGCCGGATGGCCAGCGCGAACGCCGACTTGTGGTACCCGAGCAGCGTCCCGGCCGTCAGACCCGGCGACTCCACGACCTCGAAGCCGTAGATGCGGCCGATGACGGCGTTGCGGAGCGCGTCCGTCGAGCCCGCCTCGTTCGCCTTGACGAACTGATCGACGCTCAGGAGCCGCGTTGCGATCTCCGAGGAGACGGCCAGGTAGCGGTCCGTCATCGGGACGAACTTGCTACCGAGCTCCTCGCGGATCGCCAGGATGCAGGCGATGGTGTCCGAGTCACTCGGCGTGAGCGCGAGCTCGTAGACCGAATCGTCCGCCGCGAGTCCGTTCATCACGGAGATGAGCACGTCCTCCACGCCGATGGCAACCGCCTCGGTCTGGGGGAGCGTGATCTGGCGCGCGAAGTCCTCGATGTCGAACTCGACTTCCTGATCCGAGAGGTTCCGGAGGGAGTACTTGTGCGACATCGCGACGTCGACGCCAACCTCGCTGTTCGTGTCCGCGGTCAGCGCGGCGCCACGGGACGCCTGCGTCCGTGCCGACATCGCCAGCGGGACGCGGAGCGTGATGGTGTCACCGTTGGACCCGGAGAACTCCTCGCCGGGGACCATCGTGACGGTGCGGGGAAGCGCAAGCTGGCGACGCAAGAACTGAATCGCGACCTTGCTGATCCCCTGGGCAGTCAGAAGGGCCATTGCCCGTCCTTTCGTGTCACAGAGGCCACGGCCCTACCGGCCGCGGCTGCTAGAAGCGGGTGTCGAGAATCGAGTCGGCGAGCTTGGCCGGATCGGCCTCCTCGTCCTCCTCGTTGGACGCGCCTGCGCGAAGCTTCTCCTGGGGCTTGCGCCCGAACGGAGCCGCCTCGTCCTTGACCTCGTCCTTCTCCTCCTGCTCCTTCTCTTCTTCCTTGTCGAGCCCGAGCTCGGTCCTCATCTCGTCGGCGTCGGCCTCCAGTTCCTCGCGGGTGCTTCCCACGAGGCGCTTGGCCTGCGCCGGGGTGAGGCCCTTGGCCGCGGCTACCTCGGAGCGGATGACTTTCGCCTCCGCGCCCTCGGCCCGCTTCTCCGCTGCCGCAAGCCGCTCCTGGATTCGCTCCAGTTCGGACTTGTCGGCGTCCTCGCGCTCCTTGAGCTGCTCGCGAATCGCCTTGAGCTCCTTCTCGGCCGCGCGGGCCCGCTTGCGCTCTGCCTCGAGCGCCCGCTTGCCTGCATCGCCGAGCGTCTCCGACGTCGTGTCGGTCTCCTGCTCCGTGCCCTCGGACTCGGTGTCCGTGTGCTCGTTTTCCGCCATCGCGGCGTTACCTCCTTGGCCCTTCGCGGGCGTCGGGTGTGCTGCTACTGGCCCAGGTGTTGACGGAACGCATTGAGCGCGTCCCTGCCGCTGAGCCCTGCCGTTGCGTCCTGCCATGCCTGCGCGAATCGCTCGTTGTCAGGCCGGACGGACGTTCCTTCAAACGCTGGCTCCGCGGTGCATCCGCAATGCCCGTGAGCCTCGAAACCTGCGCTGGCCTCGTCGCCAGCGATGATGCCCTTGGAGGCGACCATGGCGCAGAACGCGCACGGCGCCCCATCCGTGACGCGCTGCCAGCCCTTCGCCTCGGGGTCGCTCTGGATGGCGCCCATCAGCGTGTCGCGGCCGCCGCCGAGCACCATGCTCGTGGCCGAGCCCGCCAGCTTCACGAACCCGTTACGGGCGGCCTCCTCGGTGGAGCGGCCCGCGGCACGAGCCGTCTGGATGCCCTTGAGCCCGGCGCCGCGGAGGTTGCCCTCAACCACGAGCGGGTCGGGCGGGGCGGCCTGGGCCAGCAGAACCGCCGCGCCCCTCACGCCTTCTACGGCGCGGAACTGAGCGTAGTAGCGGCTGGCGGCCAAGGCGCTGGCCCGGCGCCCGCTCAGAACGAGCGTGGAGCCAGCACGGGTGAACGGTGCAATGGTGGCGGCCAGGGCGGCCGGGTCCACCGTGCCCCAGAGGTGGAGCAGGTCGCGGATGACCGCCGCGCTCAGCGCAAGCTGAAGGCGGCGGTGCCTATCCGTTAGGAGCGAGCCCTCAGCCGTTCTGGCCATCGGGCGGCGCCGCCTGGCGGTCGAGTAGTGCCGTGAGCTGATCGAAGGCGCCCGGCTCGTCGGCCATGGCGAGCCACTGTTCGAGCTGATGCTGCGGAACGCCCGGGATCATGCTCCAGAGGGCCTTCGCCGGGACCTGGAGCTTCTCGGCCAGCGTGCCGAGCGCCGTGGCGGCCTCGCTCAGCGAGCGGATGCGCGTGTCGCGCCAGACCACGGATGCGGCCTCGTCGGGTGCGCCGCCCTGGAACATGACGGCCAGGTTGAGCGCCTGCTCCCAGGCCTCGCCGGCCGCGATGCGGTTCTCGTCAATGCCCGCCTGGTGGCTCGCACGCGCGGCCTCCAGCGCGTCGGCGCTGATGTTCACGAACTGACCCATGAGCTCGTGGACCGGGGTCTGGGACACCGTGGCCAGGTGGCGGATGGTGGCCTCGCGGCTTTCGATGTAGCCGCGGAGCTCGGTCTGTGCGAACTCGCCGACCTGAATGTCGTTGGGGCTGTCCTCGAACATCATGAGGCGTGACGCGCCCGTCTTGAGGGCCTCGGCCTCGGAGTCGGCCAACCAGCCGATGATGTACCGCTGGCGGAAGGCGCCGTAGTGCTGGGCCACCTGCAACCCGAAGCTCGTGATGTTGACCTGATCCTGGAGGGGGATGAACGGCTCGACGAGCCCTTCCACGTCGACGTCCAGGTCCACCGTGTCGCGGAAGCGAACGATGGGGCAGACGCCCGCGTCGTGGGTCTCCTCCCTGATGAGCTCAAGCTCGCCGTCGTCGGAGCCCCGAAGGGTGTAGACGGCGCTGTCGTCGATGAGGCGCCACAGACCACTTCGGCGCCGCTCCAGGCCCGCGACGGGCCACTCGTCGTCATCGCCATAGGCGACCGTCATGTCCCGCGGGCTGACGCCCCGCATGACGGGGGCCGTGGTGCCCGGAAGGACGACCACGTAGGCGGCGCCGTAGGTGAGCGCGGCCCGGTGGACGCCGATCTGGCGGGCGTCCATGCCGTTGGCCTGCCAGATGTCCCAGCCGCCGACGTTGTCGGGCGAGCTCGTGGTCTGGAAGCCGTCCACGTACATGTTCTGGACGCGGGCGTTGACCACGTAGCGAATGAGGTTCACGCGGGACAGCTTGGCCAGCGCGGCGACCTCGGCGGGCACGCCCGAGGGCAGCGAGGCCAGGCGCGAGGTAGAGAAGGGCCCGCTCGGCTCGATGCCGTCGCGCCGGTAGGCGAGGATGCGGTCGAGCCGTGTCTTTTCGGCCTGCCGCTTCTCCATCAGCATCTCGGCCAGACTCTCGACTTGGTCTTTCGTGCGTGCCAACGTGCCCTCCTAGTCGAGCGGGTCGTCGATGACGTCGATGCGCTCCCAGTC